ATGATCCAAGTGTTCGACAAGGTAATGATCTTCCGTGAAGGACAACAAGCACTTGAGTGGTTTCCCAATGGCAGGCAAATTCTTTCAGCATCACAAGCTGGAACGACTACCGTCACCATGTCAGTGCGAGATCATGGGTTAGTTGTCGGAACAATGGTGACAATTGCAGGGCTTACTGGTGGCACACCCGCAAATGGGACGTTTGCCGTCGCTAGCGTTGTTGACGCAGATACATTCACTTATGTTTTCACCACTAGTCAGGCGGTTACGTTTGGCACAAGTGTTGCAATCGCCACTGACGGGTTCACGCTATCTCCCGGTGGAGCTTATACTCAGCCACAAACTTTCAACATTCAGGCAAAAGATGTCGAGATTGCAAGCGGATTGATAACTGCGACAGTTACTGGTAACGTAACAATCAAACAAGGCGACATTATTATTGTGCGCCAAGCGGAAACTGTTGATTTTGCTGAAATGGTTGGGAAAGAATACCAAGTTGTGTCGGCAACCACAACGACGATTGCATGGTATGCGCCAGTTGGGAATTACAGCACGTCAAGCACCGATATTTTTGAGTTCGGTGGCAGATTTAGCGTAGGCGGTGGCTTTATGCACCAGCCCGGCGCACCGTGGGGTATCCATTTCCAACGCAGGCTGTGGGTTCCGTTTTACTACGATCAATCAGGAGCTTATAATGTTCCAGCATACACTAGCCGCAAGATTACCGATGAAATATCCGTATCAGATATTCTAGACACTACTACATTTGACCAGATTGAGAACCAATTCCGTGTAAGCGGTGGGACAGCAGACTTTGTTGTGGCAATGCACGGCTTCTATGACGACGGGTTGGTTGTCCTAAACCGGAACAGCCTTCATCTTGTTAAGGGGACGCTGGGAAGCCTTCTGGATGTTACCGTTAAGGAGCTTACATCTGAGATTGGATGCCTCGCTCGCAAGTCTGTTGTCATGCGCGGCAATGCAATGCTGTTCTTATCTGACGATGGCGTTTATGGGATTGAGTTCCTTAACGATTACAACCTGCGAGGCACTGAGGAGCCGCTTTCCAAGAACATTCAGCCGTATATCGACCGGATTAATGCTGATTACTCTGACCGAGCAGTGGGAGTCTTGTTTGAAAACAGGTATTATCTTGCTGTTCCGCTTGATTCGGTTCCGGGAGCGGGTGATTCTTATGGGAACAACGCCATTTTGGTGTATAACTTCCTAAATAAAGGGTGGGAATCACTGGATACCTTTGGTGATTCTAGGTTCTTGATTAAAGACTTCGTGATTGGTAGTGCTAGCGAGAGGAACAACCTCTATGCGGTGACACCCAATGGCGGGCTGCATCAAATTGAAGCATCCGAAAGCTCCAATGACACTCTAAACGTGGACAACTCTGCGGCTGTTGTGTCCCCAACAATCAATGCGTCTCTTACGACTAGGGGATACGACCTCGGGACAATGGAACGCAAGCGGTTTACCGACGCACAGGTAAACATCCAGTCTCTTCCCGGCCAAAACTCGGAATATAACATTGCATTTGCAGCGGAAGATCCTGACGACGCTAAATCTATAGGCACAACTACAACTTTGCTCGGTGGATTGCTTACTCCCACTACAGCTACTGAAGCTGAAACAGCAAGCATCCGGTGTAGGTTGGGTGGCATCAGGGGCTTCACCGGAACAATGATCTTGACAAGAACTATCGGATCACCTAAGGTCAACTCAGTAAAAGTAGCTGGTTCAGTCACCAACAGACAAATCATTTCACAAAGATAAAGCATGGGCGCAATTGATACAACTTCCACCTTCACAGCTACTGACGTAATCACTAGCACGAAGATGAACAACATCCTCGATCAAAGCACGATTACGGCTACTGCTATTACTGGCACGACTCTTGCCGTTACTACTGGTAAACTTTCCGTTGCGGCTGGTGGAATTAGAGCAAACGAGCTAGCTGCAAATGCAGTTACGACAACTGCAATCCTAGATGCAAACGTGACTCCAGCCAAACTCTCAAACTCTGACTTTGGTGACTTTACGGTAGCTAGTGGAGTTGCTACTATTGATGCTGGTGTAGTGACAACGGCCAAGATTCTTGATGCAAACATCACCGCCGCCAAGCTCAGTGGAGCGCAGACTGGCACGGCTCCTATTTACGGGATTAGAGCATGGGTAAAGTTTGATGCAAGCGGAAACATTATAAAATCAGGAAACGTGTCGTCGGTTTTTAAAAATTCCGTTGGAGTTTACACCATTACTATGACTACGGCAATGCCAGATACTGATTACGTTATTATGGGTACTGTGCAACGAGAAACTGTTACTGCTAGAGGAGGTTTTCTTGACATTGACTACGCATTCACGAAAACAACAACGCAGGTAAAAGTAAGAACGATTCTATCAAACACAAGCGACCCAGGCCCGGGAGACTGTAGTTTTGCTTATGTGGCAATAATTAGATAAAATAATTACATCGTTAAAAATAATTAGCATTATTATTCTTGTAAGGTTTGCCAAGTGAACCAACATCTAGCTAAAGCAACAGAAATATATGGCGAAGACTTTCACAAACTTTTGTATTGGCACTTATGCTTTGGCGTTGTCGTTTCTCATAATAATTTAACAAAAATAAAAATCTAGCCACTAAAAATATGGGATTATTTTCTTCACCCGAGGTTCCAAAACCAATTGATCCATTAAAGCCAAATAAGAAAGGAATTAGCCTTGCTGGAGAACAAGCAGGTTATCTTTTTGATAATTACTATTCGACCGCAATCCCTAAAGCACTTCAAACAAGTGCCAAGTATGGCCCGGAGTTTATGGCCCAAATGTTTGGGCAGACCGGACAGTTCCTTGGTGGTGTTGGGGGCCAACCCGGACTAGAGGCGTTACAGCTTTCTACAGGTCAGCGGGCGGGCGAAACTCTGGGGCAGCTTCGTGCTGGGGAGATTGGACAAATGACCGGGCAGACTGGTCTTGCGCGAGGATTGATGGAGGCAATGTCTCCAGAGCAAGCTGCCGTTGTTCAAGGATTTGCGTCTGAGGCAGAACGAGCTAGGGCCGCAGCACAAGGAGTTACTCCGCAAGAACAACGAAGCTACGAACAGCAGTCGCGTGAGGGATTCCAAGCCGCAGGCAGACTTGGTGGAAACCGCAGCATCGTGAGTGAGGCGATGGGCCGCGAGGACGTTCTGGCTCGCAAGCGAGCTGAAGCAGCACAAGCTGGTGGACGATCATACGATGCGGCACAGCAATTTTATACTGCGCCCGGATTGAACTTGTTGGGGCAATCACCACTTTCGTATCAAGCAGGGCAACAAACGCTTGGGATGGCACTTACTGGAGGCCCAGCGTCTTCTGGTGAATTTGACTATAACGCCCCACTTGGATTTGCCCAGCAACGGGCCTCTTCATTGGATGCTTATAACATGGCCAAGTTCCAAGCGGACCAACAACGCAAAGCGCAAACAATGGGGCTTATCACCAAGGGGATCGGTCTTGCTGCCGCCCCATTCACTGGCGGATTATCGGCGGGACTTGGGCTTTCTGGACTTGCTGGAGGAGCGGCTGGCGCGACGGGACTCAGCGGAATGGGTCTCTCAGCGGGCATGGGGTTAAGCGGCCTGTTTGGAGGAATCCCCAAGGCTACTCCAGTTTACTAACTTCATATAATTAAAATCATGGCACTTACGGGCGGAAATATCGGATTTACTGGGTATCAGCAACCAAATTACGCTGGTGCTGTAGAAGCGGCTGGTTTGCCGATGCAGGCTATTGGACAAGCCGTGGGTCAAGCTGCTGACTACTTCAAGAAGCAAAAAGAAAGTAAGAACATGGCAACGATGGGGATCAAAATCGCGGAAGCGGCAAAGATCATGGACCCGTCTCAAGTATCTTACTATGACAATTTGATTTCCAGCCTCAAGGACGAGAATACTCCTGTTGATGTTCGCGGTCAGCTTGGAGCTAGCATTCAAGACTTGCTCAAGCAAAATACAAATATGCGGGCGGTGGCGGTTCAAGAAGGACAACTTGGAAGGATGCCAAGCTACTTGGGCGGGGGCTATGGTGGAGGCCAAGGGGCGAGAGGAGCCGCGCAATATTCAGAGCAACCAATGCCGCTCCCAACAGGCGGATACCCTCCGGCCTCTGTCCCCGGACCTGCTGGCGCGGACCTGATGAACTTGAATAGCCTGATGGAGCGGGCGCAAAAAATTGGTCTTCCCGTAGACAAGGTGAATCCAGTCGTCAGCGGAATCCAGAACGCCATCATCAGTGGCTCCCCAGAAATGGGAGAAACTGTAAAGCGTTACAGCAGCCAGTTGGCAGAGGCAATTGCTGACGCAGAAGAAGGATTTGAACCAGTAAAAGACAAAAGCGGTCAAGCATTGGTCCAAATTTCTGAAGACGAGGCAGGAAACATTACTAGATACACCAAGACAAAGGGTGGACGTTTGATAGGCGAAGGTGGAGAGGTGCTTGATAGTCAAGGTCGTCCAATCAATCCGCCAAAATACAACCAATTTGATCAAGAGGCTATTGATAGGGCTATCTATGGAGGGGGTGTGCTTCCTGAACTCCCCCCAGAAACCTCAATGAGTCAACCTGTCGGAACTCCACAAGAGCAAGCAATGGTAGCAAGGATGATCGAGGAGGGTCGGTCGTCGGCAATGGCTCAGAACATGCCTAAAAACGCATTGCCCACCGAGCCTTCTCTTGCGTTCAATACTACGCAATCACCAGCACCGCAGCAAAGTGCGCGTCAAGGACTGATGGCAAAACAGTCACTAGCTGACTCCGCTAAAATGCAAAAAGTCAGTGATGAGACTCTGACTCAACTGTCTCCAAGGAAGGCAAGGCTGTATGAATCCGCGTTGAATCAAGCGTATCAAGATCCAAAGCTAGCTCCGTCACAAGACGTTGTGGACGAGATGAAGCAGCAATTGCTAATGCAGCCAGAAGCCAAGGGTCCGCAGATCATGTCTGAATCTGAATACGGTCAACGCAATACTGCCATCATCAACAAGGCGGCGAAACGAGTTGGTGACAGGTCTGCTGCATACACCTTACTAAGCCGATTCGATACCGCTCAAAAGCTAGCTAATCACCCTGAGAGTTACAAGGTTTTCGGTCAGTCAATACCACAACAAAAGCTGGACGAACTGGCAAGAAGCCAAGGCGGTGTATATGCACTATTTAACAACCTAAAAGGACAAGACTTGGTGCAGGCGATGCGGGATATTAAGGCCCAAAGCGGAACCGCTGCCGGAATGTCCGAAAAGGAAACTATGGCACTCCAACGCGCAGTTAACGATCTCGATCTGGGGCAAGACTGGAAGTCGGCACAAAGCACCCTGATGCGAATTGCTAGTGGATCTGTGAGGGCTGGTAAGGCACTTGGACTAGACGACAGTATTTTTGAAGTCATGCCAATGACCCCAGCATCTGGAGCAACGTCAGCATCCAAAAGGCAAGTGACAAGGGCTGCTGAGATTTTGGATAATCCAGAATCCACTCCATTGTTCCGAGACGAAATGGAATACCTTGAAAAGTTGGAGAGAGCTAAATCAAGACAGGGAGGCAACAGCGGTAGTGGTGTGGCAACGCCAACCACTAGTGGTCGTTCTGAAGATGTTCGCTTCAACCTGAATAAGCAATTCGGCCTTTAACTGTCTCATTAATGACTCCTGATCAAAAAACAGCATTAAAGCAAGCCCTCGACCAACACTCATTCCGCATGTCCATCAAGGATGCGGCTCCAGAGGACATCGAACAACTTCCAGAGGACTTTCAAGTCCCCTCATACAGTGCTAATGCTAGCCCGATATATGACAACCAACTATTCCCTAAGATCACATCTGCCGATGATTTGATTAAACTTGGGTATGCAACACCAGAAGGTGTGGCGACCGAGAATGGGGAGATGGCGATTTCGCTAAAGAAAGCTGGTGCGCTTAACGACGACTACACTCTGAACGATACGGGGAAGGCTATGATGGCCAATCCCGCAGACTTACTTAAAGAGGAGAACCTACCTCTCTATAACAAGGCGAAAGAACTAGATCTAGACGGGTCAGGTAAAGAGTTATCTTGGGGAGATACGTTTAGCCAATTTGGAAAAGAGGTGAAGGAAGGAGCTAAGAATCTTGCTCTTCTTTTAGCAACTGCGACTCCTACATCCTCTATTACTGGCGGTTCGCCATATGCACCCGTCGCTCGCACTGCAAAGGAACAAGCGGCACTTAACTTGGAGGCTGAAGGGGCTCTTGGCGGCTTGGTTAAGTCTGGGGCGCAATTGGCTACAGGGGTATACAAAATAGCGGGGACTGGACTAATTAAGGCATTGGCTGATAGCGAGGAAGAGGAGCGTGAAGCACTCTCGTCGTTTGATCAGAGATTTGAAAAAATAGACCGCGACATACAAGCATCGAGAGCGTCTGAAGTTATTGACGCAATGGGCCAAATGGCAGGAGCGGAGCTAGGGTTGACTGAGGCCCGCGAAAAAAATGTTGAACTAGTCGGTAAAGAAGAGGCGGCGGCAATAGAAAAAAGAGGCGAGTCGGCTGGGCAGTTTGCCGGAATGATAAACCCTTATGGTGCTGCCGCGATGACTGGAAAGGTGGCCTTTGGGGTTGCAGGAAAGGGTCTTGGTGTTGCGTTTAGGCCGATATCAAGAAGCCTTTTGCAAGCAGATTCCAAAGCCGCGCTTGTGCTGGAGCGCACTAGGCAACTAGCATCACTAGAAAGGCGCACCGCTGGGTTCCAAGCCGCCGCGCAAGCCGCTGAGAGGCAAGCCGTCATCGCGGAGAGCATGGCTGAAAAGTTCTCCAAGGCGGGTTTGACAGACAGGGCTAATAATGCCTTAAAGCTCGCCAACCAATCGCGGGTGAAAGGTCAAGAGGCATTAACGCGAGTTGGTGGATTCACTGACGAAATAACAAAAGTATCTGATGATTTGGCGAAAGCAACCCAAAGCGCAGGTGTCGCTGACAAGGTTCTGCAAATGGGCCAAGTGGCAAAACAGATCCCATACCTGCCAGTAGTAGCTATAGGCAAGACGCTGGAGCTTACGGGCCGAGGCATGATCGGGATTGATAAAGGTCTTTCCACTTTTGCGGCGAAGGTCGGAGCCGACAAGGCATACAACGCGATGAACAGGATATCGTCATTGTCCGGTCTTGGTGGTGCTGGCGCGGCTCTTGGGCTTGGTCCCGTTGCATTTATTCCTGCCGCAGCAAGGCTAGCTTGGTCAACGGCTCCTTACCTCAAGGCCGCTGGCGAGTATGTCAGTCTGGTGGGCAAGGAGGCATCCAAGGCTAGAGGTCAAATTGGATTCTGGAAGCGTATCTACGAGATGCCAAACAAGGGACCAGCGCACCGCATGGTTTCCGGCCTGATGGATACGGCAACAGCGGGAGGATTGGTCACAGGGATGGGCAGTCGAATAACCAAGGGTTTACTAGCATCCTACCCAGTGGACCTCGCTTACGAGTGGGTTTCGGAAGGTGGCGACCTTAACCCGAATGTTTTCAAGCAAGCCGCTGTGGAAACCTTGTTCTTTGGAGGAACGGGAGCGGCACTGGGCGGCATCACGATGGGTAGCGCAAATCGCATCAAGCAACTCCAGAACGGTGACGCGCTTAACTTCTACAGTTCGATCTCAGACCCTGCCCAGCGACTGATGTATAACGGGATGCCTTCAGACCTCAAGAGGGTTGTGGGGACTTTCTCAGCGAGCAATCCGGGGGCAAAGATTCAATTCGTTGACCAAGGACTTGGAGCTTATGATCGCAACACGAAAACGGTGATGATCAATCCCAACGCTCCTAATCCATTGAAGCCTCTGCTGACGCATGAGTTCATGCACCACATGCTCAACAATGGTATCGGAGACGGGGTTATCGCACAGCTTGTAGGGGACGGCTTTCAGACTGGCGGATTACTAAGGGGTAAGGATGGATCTTACGACGCTCAATACTCTGACTTCAAAGAAGAGTATGTCGGCAGGCTGCGGAAACAACATGAGCGGGAAGTGAAGCTGCGGGACGCTATTGGCGACCCCATGACGAAAAGTGAAAGAGATTTCAAGACTCCCGACGAAAAGTATCTAGCAGAAGAATACTTCATCGAAACCAATGTTGATGACATGCTTGGGTTGGTGGAGAGCGGAAAGCTGGGCAAGATGGCTGGACGCATGATTATCAACGACAAGGGCCGTGCGCTTGGCGATTCAATCTTAAACAAGTCGTCGATCCTGCGCGACCTTCACTTCCGCATTGGTGGAGTGATTGACAACAGCGGAAAGATGGTGACTGGCAATGGGTTCTTGGGAGGCAAGCTGTATCAAAGCCCAGAGGTCAGGAGGATGTTCCAAAAGATGGTTAGCGAATCGGTTGGTCGCCGTGGAGGAATTGACGCTGCAAAAAGAAAAGCCAGAGAAGGTGTAGAGATACCGATTCGAGGTAAGTCAGATCCGATCCTTGGCGAGCTAAACTCCTTGTGGGAATCCGACTCTGACGGCAGTCCGCTGGTTGACGGCAACGGAGATTTTGTCCCACTGAAGAAAGAGACTGACGAGTTGCGTTCCCAAGCCGGGTTGTTGCTGGTTGATGATCTCAAGGCGAGGCAGAATAGGGGAGAGACGATCCCTGACGGTGAGCTTGCCTACAACCCAGAAAACAACACTTGGAGTGGGCAGTATCTTAATGATCGCCAGATCGAACTACTGAGCCTTTCGGGCAGGTTCAACAGCAAGCAAATAAAGCAATTAAAGCTGCTTAACGAGGGGGCTAGGCAAACGTCCGATACGAATGCCGATCCAGCCACTCGCGGACACAGATTCTCCGTGATCTACCAGTCTGCCCTCAAGAAGAACAGGAAAGGACAGTGGAAGTATGACCAGATCAAGCCTCAGTTGCGAGACGTTGTTCCGTATGGGGTGGAAATCTCCAAGGACGGCAACATTCTTATCCGCGTCATGTCCACAAACCAACTGTTCGCCAACGTCTCAGAGAAGGCGGCAAGCAAGCGCGGGAGGATGCTGTATGATGGGAACATGGAAACGATCCTGCGGGACGCAAACGCCATCATTGACCTTCATGGAAAAAACCAAGCCACTGACGCTTACTTCAAAGAAAAATACGGAGGAAAGTGGGAGACCCACAAGAGTTTCATTAACTCCGTCTTCGGCAATGTAGGGAAGGGTCACAAAGACATCAATCCATTGGTGGCTTCAGATCGTGTCGACGCTGTGGTGAAGTCATACCGTCTGGATCGCATGAATAAGGCAACCCAGCTTGTCGGTTCAACCCAGTTGCCCTACCAGAACAACATGATCAAGATCAACTACCTCCCAGAAGGAGAGCCGATCATGGACGCTAACGGTGAGCCGAAAGATTTGCGTAACACTCCTCGCTACGAGGCCACAAGCCAAGTCAAGATGCCTGAGCAACGCCAGATGCCAGAGGGTGAAGCACCCACGTCATCGCAGACGAGGTTCATGCCAGAGGGCGTGGACGAGGATGGTTTCTATTCCCAACTTGACAAGGTTATCGCTGACAAAGTGCCGAACCGCGCCACAGTAGCCCAGATCATGGCTACCATCGACCCTACGAGGGGAAGTGGAGTCAAGGCAGACGAGATCAAGTGGAGCGGTATTGAGCAAGCACTGACGAGTCTTGAGAAGGACGGTAAGGTATCCAAGGAGGATCTGCTTAACTACCTTCGTAACGAGGGTGCGGTGCGGTTTGAGGAGGTTACTCTTAGCGATCCTCGCAGCAAGAAGTTTCATTCAGGTGTTCGAGTTGAACAAACGGACGAGGGATGGTTTATCGTCACCCCCACGGAAGACGCTGGGCCATTTGAATCTCGAGAACAAGCCGAGGCGGAGATGAATGACCCCAATAGCGGATACTTGTCAACCGACCCCGATCTGGCCGGACGAGGAGAAGTCAAATTCGCCCAATACGTCCTCCCCGGCGGCGAGAACTACCGCGAGGTGGTGCTGGCGATGCCGCAACAGCAGGGGCTTCCTACTGGACATTCGTTCGACGAGAAGATTAACAATGGAAACTCCCGCTGGTTTATCAAAAACCAAGAAGGGAAATCGGTAGCTGTCGGGAATAGTCAAGCAGAAGCGTTGGGTGACTACTACACCAAGTATCCAAAGAGCGCGTCTCAATACACATCATCCCACTTCCCAGACATCCCAAACTACGTCGCGCACATGCGGACGAACGAGCGCACGGATGCGGATGGTATGGAAGGATTGTTTGCTGAGGAGTTCCAGTCCGACAGGCATCAAGAGGGGAGGAAGAAGGGTTATGTAACTACAGAAAACGAAAAGCAATCAGCAAGCAATAGGATCAAAGAAATCCGCAAATTGCAAAATGAACTTGATCCAAATTCTGAACAATACAAAAAGTTAGAATCAGAAGTTCCAGAATTGGCCCGAACTATATCAACGGACGCATCTGGTCGCATCGCAGACGCCCCCTTCCGCACCACTTGGCCTTTGCAGCTATTCAAACGCTTGCTGCGTGATGCAGTGGACAGTGGCAAGGACTGGGTTGGCTGGACTGTGGGTGACACACAGAATGAGCGGTTCGATCTGAGCAAGAGCGTTGATAAGATTTCAGTCCCGATGGTGAATGCCGAATCCCGATCTGTCAGAATTGACGAGAAAGGTGGATCATCATTTAAGCTGATGGTTCGTAACGATGGCACGGTTGAGGGTCAGATGTCTGCTGGTCAGTTCACAGGCAAAAAGCTGGACGAAGTAATAGGGAAAGACATGGCTGATAAGATCATGGCTGCAACAGCACCTGTAGACTTTGAGGGTAATGACCTAAAAGTTGGCGGTTCCGGCATGCGTGGGTTCTACGACACCATGCAGCCAAAGGAGGTAGGTAAGTATGTCAAACAATGGGGTGGCAAGGTGGAGAAAACTGATCTTGAGCAATCCACAGAAGCTGACATCATGAGCGGCGAGGAAGCTGAGACTGGAAGCGTCCCAATTTGGCGTGTCAACATTACCCCAGAGATGCGGAAGCTCTCGCAAACTGGGCAGATGAGATACTTGCCAGAGAGTGGTGAAACCAACACTACTGTGGATAATGCTACCGCAGAAAAGCTAGACAAAGAGCCAACACTTACACGTTATCGTGCAATGGCGTTGATCGACGGGAAGCTGTATCCACCGATGTCTACGTCTATCGGAAAGAGTCGCAGACCACCAGAAGAGATTGGTAAATGGATGAAGGCAGAAGAGCGTCCAGACCTTGTTCCAACGACAGGAAGGAACGCTGGAAACTTTCGCTTGAAGGGGCCAAATGGAGATGATGTATGGGCGATCTACGCTCCGTATTTCCACTCATCATCAAACCCGTTGAACGATCAGTTCTCCGCTGCCTACAAGAAGCCCTTAGTCACGGTTGAGGTTGAGATCCCTGCTAATGACGAATACCAAGCAAAAGGCTCAAAACGAGCAGTTGGGGAGCATAAGTGGGCTGGTGGAAGAATGGTGAACCTGTCTCGCTACGCAAAGATCAAACGGATTGTCCCAGATAGCGAAGTTGCCAGTCTCATTTCTAAGTCAATACCTAAAGGCACTGTCATTAAAGATAATGTTGTAACACCATCCCTGCGGCGTGAGCTAGAGAAGATTGGCGTTGAGATCAAAACTAGTGGACTCGTGAAAACCGACAAGAGGTTACTTCCCGCAGCAAAATCTATTGCTATTGCGGCAAAACTGAAGTAGAAACATTTGTGGACACCGAAGACCCAAACGAGAAGCTGAAAGCGGAATACGTTGACGAACGAGAAGACAAGTCTGCGTGGTTTCTTGAAGTCAAGGAACGTGCAAAGCTAAATCCTTCAAACTGCGTCGAACACTATGCCCCTAATAAGGCCGCAATGGCCCTGTGGCTGGCCGCACAAGGCGCGAGGATAACCGACATCCAAAAGAAGACGGGACTCGGCAGAGAGACCATCAGGAGCCTCCAATGGCGGCATAACGACACGCTGGAGACAAAGCGCAAGGAGTTCTCGATGCGATACGCGATTGCAGCGCAAGACTACACAGACCTGCTCTTTGAGCGTTCCCAACAACTGTTTGATAATCCAGAGGAGCTTGCTAAGATCAGCCCGGACAAGCTGGCGGTAACGGTGGGTATCTTAACCGACAAGGCGGCGCAACTTACGGGAATGGCATCCTCAATCGTGGAGCATCGCAAGGGAGCTAGCCTCGATGACGCTGCCAAGATGATCTTTGACGCAAAGGCCCGCATTGCCAGTAAGATCAAGGAAGACGCAATCGAAGCCGAGATCCTATGATTTGGCGGAAACACGCAATCCTAACGCCACCCACCGATGAGGAGATGGTGCAAATGGAGCCTGATGAGCTAATCGGGCTTCATTCGGTTTACCATGAGGCGATTGAGAACGCTGAAAAAGACCCGTATCACTACGGGTTCAGGCTCCCTCACTGGAGTAAGGCTGAAGAACAACTATTTGAGGTAAACGAGATCTTGGCACTAGGTGGAAATCGCAGTGGAAAAACTCAGTGGGGAGCGTTCTCCGTTGTCCGTGCAGCCATCGAGAACCCGAAGTCTGAGATCTTCTGCTTTGCTCAAACATCCGAGGTCAGCATTCGCCAGCAGCAGAGCGCAGTGTGGGACTGGTTGCCAGAGAACCTCAAGACCAAGCAGACAAGCGCAAACACCTACATCTCTTACAAGAAGAAGACTGGCTTCACGGACTCATCGTTGATTCTTCCAAACGGTTCTCAAATCATTTTCAAAACGTATTCCCAGTATCAGAATAACCCGACAATTCTGGAAGGCGCAGAACTTGGGTCTAAGAATCCAGTCTGGCACAACATCGGTGTATGGGCAGATGAATACCTTTTGGGGCCAGAGTTGATTAACACGCTCAGGTTCCGGCTAGCTACGCGAAATGCCAAGATGCTCGTCACGTTCACTCCGATTGACGGTTGGACAGAGGTCATCAAAGAGTATCTTGATGGGGCGACGACTATCGAGTCAAGACCAGCGGAACTCCTTAATGGTGAGTTGGTTCCATACGTTCAGCGGTCCAAAAAGCTAAACGCATCAGTTCATTACTTCCACTCTCAAGACAATGCTTTTGGCGGATACGAGCGCATTAAAGAAACGCTGTCAGGACGCACACGGGAGGAGATTCTGATCCGCGCCTACGGGGTTCCAATGAAGTCCCATGCAACCAAGTTCCCCAAGTTTAACAAGGTCGTCAACGTGGTTCCTCCCGCCTCCATCCCGACCAAGAATATCACGCGCTATCACGTTATCGACCCTGCTGGGGCGAAGAACTGGTTCATGTGCTGGATTGCCATTGACGAGAGCGGGACGTTCTGGGTTTACCGCGAGTGGCCGGGAGTTGACGTTGGTGACTGGGCTGAATGGAAAAGCGGGAAGTGGATGCCGGGGCCGGGAGCTAAGGGGCAAGGCTTTGGTATCCGTGACTACATCGAGGCAATTCAAGAGATGGAGGGCGACGAGGAAATCTTTGAGCGATTGATCGACCCTCGCCTTGGGGCTGCAAAGTATCAGGTGCAAGACGGTTCTTCCTCAATCATTGAAGACCTAAGCGAATCGGGAATGGTTTGCATCCCTGCACCGGGGCTGGATATCGACGATGGGCTTCAAGCATTGATCGGCAAGATGTCATGGGATACCGCTCGACCTTTGGATTCCGTTAACAGACCGCATTTCTACGTCAGCAGCGACTGCGAGAACATCATTCAAGCACTCTCTGAATACACTGGCGAAGGTGGGCTTAAGGAAGCGTGGAAAGATCCAATTGATGTTTGTCGCTACGCAGCCATCGCAAATCTCGATCACGTTGACAATAGCCAATCATTTGTTACAACTCACGGGTCTGGGGGATACTAGTATGAAAAAACAAGCAGCTAAAGCAGCAAAACGGGGGCGACCTGCAAAGAAAACGCTAATTATTGACGAATCACCATGCAGTCTTGATAGCCTTATCGAGCAGCAAATTGATGAAGATTTCATTGTTATGCGTGTTTGCAACAACCCAAGCTGGGTCATCGTCCGAATGGATGGGCTGGCGGTTCCGGTAAAATGCCCTTCCCGCCTATCAAATAAACTTGTTGGCAAACGCATCAAAGTGTGCTTAGTATCTGCCGACCCCGAAGACTTTTACGAATACGCATCATGATCGAATCACTAGAACTAGAGGACGAATCCCTTATTTACGCTGACAAAGAGCCAGACGTTAATGCGTTAACTGATGCGTATGATACCTGCCTAATTGATCTTGAATACTATTTCGAGTCATGTCTGCGCTCTTATAATGATCGGCGCAATATCTGGGACGGCAAGTCTGACGATCTTCGCAAGAACGGAGCAAACGCATTTCCGTGGCAAGGTGCTTCAGATCAAGAAGTTAACGTGGTTGGTGAGCGGATTGACATGTATGTGTCTCTGTTTGACCAAGCCCTCCAGCGCAGCCACATCAAGGCGTTCCCAACGTCTATGGCATCAATGCCGCGAGCTTCTGTTGTGTCGTCGTTCCTTAAGTGGATGCGCTCGACCTACATTCCTGACTTCAAAAACCAAATGGAGTTGGGTGCGAACTATTTGCTAGAGAAGGGGATTATGGTATCCTATGTTGGATGGAAGCGAGAAAAAAGAACATATCTGCAACAAGTCACCATCGACCAAATTGCCCAACAATCTCCTGATCTAGCGAACCTTATTATTGATGGGAACGATGACGAGATGCTCACGGGATTGATCCAACAAGGATTCCCCGACCTGTCGAACAAACGAGCTAAGAAGGCAATCCGAGATATGCGGAAGACCGGGATGGCTGAAATCCCACTCCCTCGTCAAACCGTTGATTGCCCGATTGTTTATTCGTGCGCCCCGGATGGAGAGGTCATCTTCCCTCCGTATGTTTCCGACCCTCAACGCGCTCCATACATCTTCTGGCGCACGTTCCTGACTGCTCAGGAGCTTGAGAAAAAAGTTACCAATGAGGGATGGGACAGGAAGTGGGTCGATCACGCTATCTCCAACCTTCGCGGGAAAGACTCCATGTATCTCGACGGCGAGAGCGTAAAAACCGTTACGCGTCTGCCTATCACTGATGACAATGACCTTGTTATGGTGGTCTATGGCTACCAGCGCCTGATTGATGAAGAGGATGGCAGCGAGGGCATCTACTGCACCGTATTCCACCCAACTACGGACGGCTACGCAAAGCATGAGCTTCTCAATGGCTATGACGACTACCCGTTTGTTGTGACTCGACTGGCGAATGACCAGAAGCGGATGTATGAAGTGCAGACGTTCTCCGACATTCTCCGTGGTCCGCAGATGCAGATCAAGACCGAGCGTGACAGCCGGATCGACCGCGCTTCGTTGGCCACCTTGCCGCCGCTGATGCACCCTGCTGGCCGTCCTCCTTCCGATTGGGGTCCGGGCCGTCGCGTTCCTTATCGTCGTCTTGGCGAGATTGCTTGGGGGCCAGTTCCTCAAATGGACCAAGGTTCCATTGAGTCTGAGATGTCTATGCGAGCGCAAGCAGACCGCGCTGTCGGGCTTGATCTTACGAACCCACTCACGGCTGCTCGTCAACAGTTCTACATTGGCAAGTTCCTTGATCATGTCCGCGACGTATTGACGATGGCGTGGAAGCTGTATCAGCGCATGGGGCCGGATGAGGTTTTCTTCCAAGTCACCGGAAACCCTAACCCCCAGACGATGACCAAGGGTAGCCCCGACGAGAACTTCAGCATTACCGTGTCATTTGACTCGTTGACCACTGACCCAGAGACTGCGGAGACGCAACTCAAGAACATGGTGTCGCTTGTTCAACTTGATCGCAATGGCGTTCTAGATGTCAACAAGCTCCTTGAGTTCACCGCGTCGAGTATCAACCCGATCTTTGCGGACTACGTTCTGCAACCCGTTGAGGAGGCGCAACAGAAGGTCGCCAAGAGCGTCACTGATGACCTTGCGAAGATCTTTGCTGGTATCGAGGTTCCCGCGCAACCCAACGGCGCACAGATCGCAATGCAGATGGTGCAGGCGTATGTCCAGCAACCGGATATTGCGGAACGAGCGCAAATGGACGAAGTGTTTGCAGGTCGCCTCCAGAAATACATGGAGCAGTATCAATTCCAAATGCAACAGATGCAGAACGCTGAGATCGGCAAAATCGGAACAAATCCCGCTCAAATGGGCGGCGTAACAACCCAAGGAATGCAACAGTAATGAGTTTTTCTAGATGGTTGAGAAGAAAGCTGGATAACATAAATCCAGACAATAACGCAAGGGTCACGTTTGACCCCGGCGACACTAGTAATGTCTTGCTCACATCTGGTTTTGACAAGGCGATCAACCTTGTTGAAAAAATCGAAGGAGGTGTTGCTAATGTTGGGGCTAGCGCAAATCTTGCCGCAATGGGAGCAGCCAAGGCGGGTCTTCCACTTGTCCCCTATGCAGGGAGAGTTGTGACTGGGGCGGCGTCAAAATTTGAGCCAATACAAGCTGGTTTGTGGGCGATTGATGCAGCAAGATCGTTGACTGACGAAGATTACAGGAAGAGGCATCACGATGCGCTCAGGCTACTAGAGAAGGGCGAAGACGAAAGAAAGCTTGATGGGCGGTATTTCAATACTACCGCCGCCCTGCAAACTTTCGAGCATCCAGTGGCGACCGGGGGGGCTTTAATAAGATACGCCCAAGACGCGATTCAAGACAGAAATAAATATGAGAAAGAAAAAGCCGAAATAAAATTAAAGGTTGAAAACGCAAGAATACAAAAACAAAGAGAGTTGCTTGACTTGGCAAAGTATCTAAATCAAGATGCCGCATCGGACTCGGCCAGCAACATAAATTCCGCGCTAGCCATAAAAACTGCACTAAAATACTTTAAATGAAAATATTTAAATTTTTTTCTGAACTTTCGGATCGCAAGCATATTCAATTAGACAGACTTGAGAAAATGAAGCTCATTTGCTTTGCTGTCGCCTATTCTGTGATGGCTCCATTAGCAGTAATTGTTTGCATTTCTAAATTCCGATAAGCATAACCATATGAAACAAGGACTTTATAGTGCGATCAATGCCAAGAAAGCACGCATCAAAGCTGGTAGCGGCGAAAAGATGAATAAAGTGGGTTCAAAGAAGGCTCCTTCAACCCAAGATTTCAAGCAGTCTGCTAAAACAGCAAAGAAAAAGTAATGGAGAAGCGGTTCAAAAAAGTCGTTACCAATCCTGACACTGGACGCAAGAAGACCGTTAAGTATGGGCAAAAGGGAGCAACGATTTCTCCCGGCTCGTCCCGTGGCGATTCCTACTGCGCCCGCAGTGCCAAGATCAAAGGTGAATGGAAGTCTGATCCCAACTCGCCAAACAATTTATCAAGGCGTAAATGGAAGTGTAGCGGAAGCAAATCAATGAAGTAACTCTATGAAAAACAAATCAAATGGCTGCGGCCACAAGGAAGAAAAAGAATACGGCAAAGGCAAAAAAGGCAAGGGCTACGTCGAGATTGAAATCAAGATGGGCCGCATGCCTAAGAAAAAAGCTAAACGCAAGTAGTCTATGAAAAAGCCAAAAACAAAAGCCGCTAAACAGGCCAAAGTGGCGAAAGTCATGGGTGAATATAAGGCTGGGACTCTTCATGCAGGAGTGAATCCCAAAGGACCAAAGAAAGCCCCATTGGCGAAAAATCGGAAACAAGCGGTCGCAATCGCAATGTCCGAAGCTGGAATCAAGAAGCGTAAGTAATAATATGACCCCACTACCTAAGCCAACCATCCAACAAGCCGTTGAATCCCTCTCTGATCGTGACGAGTTCAAGGCTATCGTGCAATTTGTCCGAGACGAGCGTGAGCGTTTCTTTGCTGACCTTCGCCAATGCGTTGAGCCTAACGAAGTTATGAAGATCGTCGGAAGCGTTTCCACATTGGACGAGTTGCTGTCGTTGCTAGAAGTTGAAAATAGTTGACATAGTTTTCAACTTCGTGTTTTAGTTGCCGTGCGCTAATGCGTGTTTTGTGGTTTGTGTCATACTAGAGGTCGTAGGGTTTTCGTTTTCCCTGCGGCCTCTTTTTTGTGTCAATTTCCATACCTTACTAAACTGCTTGACATACTAATGATTATAGTGTTGATTCTTCACGAACACGCACCGCCGAGCGTAAATGGCGTTCTAAACAAACATTATGAGTAATCCAGAAGCTACCGCCGAAGCTATTGAATCGGTGTCTAATTTGTCATTCGAGGAGCTTGTAGCTCAACGTGTGGCCCGCCAAACCTCTCCAGAGGAAGAGCCTGAAGAAGAGCCTGAGGAATCTCCCGAAGCTGACGAAGAGCCTGCCAGTCTAGAAGACGAGGAGTCGCCAGAATCGGAAGAAGAAACCGAAGATGAATCCGAGGAGGAAGCCGAAGAAGAGTCCGAAATTGACCTGCTGTCTCTTACAACTGAGCAGATTCAATCTTTAGCCAAGAAGGGTAAATCTCGCCTCCTCCAACGAATTGGGGAATTGACGGCGCAGAAAAAAGCCCTTGAGGAAAAGATTCAATCGCAGCCTCAGTCGCAAGCCAAAGTTGTTCCTCAAGACGAGAATCCTTTCCGAGAAGTTGCTTCGTTTGAAGCACTCAAAGGAAAGTATGACGAGCTTGAACGGACGCTTGAGACTACTGATGAAATCCTAGAGGAACATGAAGATTATGGTCCTGACGATATCATCGTAGTTGGCGACAAAGAGTTCAGTAAAAAGCAAATTCGGAAAGCAAACCGGAATGCCCGAGAAGCACTGACTAAATACATCCCCGCCCAGCAACAGCATCTTATCAAGATTGCTCAGTATGAGGAGATGTCCAAGCAGTATTCAGAGGCAGCTAAGAGTGAAGTTCCCGAGATCCAAGACGAAGAGTCCGAGATTGGGAAAAGCTACAAGGCACTGGTGTCGGACCCGTTGATCGACCGCATTAAAGCGCAAGTCCCAGAAATCGGGTTCCAAATTGAATATATCTTGGCTCACGCCTCTCGTTCCATTTACGGAAACAAGAAGATCAAGACGCAATCAGCGATGGGAAGTAAGTTGAAGGTAAATCCATCTTCAACCCCATACGGTGCTGGTGCAGCGAAGTCTTCTTCCCCCGCAAAGGCTAAGGTGGGAGATGCGTATAACCGCTTTGAAAGAAGTGGTAGCCCGGAAGAATGGATTGCTGCCAGAATCGCTAAATTCAAATAACTTCTAAATATCAAATATCATGCCAATTAGTGCTACTTATCAACCAAATGCGCCCCAAGCCAAAACTGTCAAGGGTTCCGCAATCTCCAACCGTGAGGATCTCAGCAACGAACTTGCTATCCTTGCTCCAGAAGAAACCCCAATCCTGTCGCTTTGCTCCAAAGGCAAGGCAGCTTCGACGTTCACCGAGTGGACCGTTGATTCCCTCGCATCCCCAGTTACGACTGGTATTTCCGAAGGTTCCGACGTTACCTCGTTCAGCGACAAGTTTGCTGACCGCGCTCGTCTGGGTAACTACATCCAACTGATGCGCCGCGATTACCTCGTGTCGAACCTGCAACAAGCTGTTACCAGCGTTGGTCCTGCCAACGTCGCTCAAGCTGAAGCAAAGTCGATGCGTGAAATTAAGCGTGATATCGAGGCAACCATCGCTTCCGACAACGAAATGACTGTCGAAAACGGTGCTGGCACTCCTTACGGTATGCGCGGCCTTGGCAAGTGGATTCAGTCCACCGCCCAAGCCACCAACGCTGTTCCGCTTGACTATCGCACCCCTTCCGGTTCGATCCTTGCTACCACTGTTACCGAATCGACCTTCAACACCATGTTGGGTTCGATCTTCAGCAAGAATGGCGAAATGAACAGCCTGACGCTTGTTGCGAATACCGCGCTTCGTCAAATCATCAGTGGCTTCACCCGCGCTCCATCCGTCAGCACGAACAATGTTTATCATGTCAATCAAGACGCGACCAGCAAGGCAATCACGCTTTCGGTCAACCTCTATGATTCCGACTTCGGTATCGTGAAGATCGTCAACGGCAACCCAAGCTGTATGCCAACCGCATCGACCAACGTCGGTTACGTCCTTAACCCTAAGTATCTTGGCTTTAACACCCTGATCCCAATGGGCGGCACTCGTCTTGAGAACCAAGGTGGCGGCGAGCGTGGCTACGTTGACGTTGCTGGCACTCTCTGCGTCAAGCACCCGCAAGCACACGGCAAGATTGCTTACTAATTATAACTAGAAAAATAAAAATATGGCTAAATTAACTAATAACGAGCGTTCCCCATACACGGATGTGATTCGTCTCACTGCGGCTGACCTTATTGCTATCGGCAATGGTGGGACCCGCCAAATTGCGACAATCCCTGCTGGTGGTGCGGTGTCGCTGTGTGCTGTGATTGAATCCGTTGCCGTCGTAGGCTCCACAAGCCTTGTCGTAAACATCGGAACCACATTGGCAGACCCAGATGAATTCATCGACGCTCTTGACGTTGACGCGATGACCACTGGCTTGCCATCGTTCAACACTGGGGAAGTGTTCGTGCAAACGGCTGGAAATACTACCATCTCTGGCGGTTATCTTCCAAAGGCTGCTGCTTCCGCATCTACGCCAGTTTACATCAAAGTGACTGACGCTGCTGTTGCAAGCATCACCGCTGGTGAAATCATCGTTGGTCTTGAGATCCTTGATCTTGCCCAATATCTGGCTTAAATCCTAATTGGGGAGGGGTGGCTTAAAACGTCGCCCCTTCCCTTTTCTTTCCAATGATTTGCGAAGACGCTATTACCGACGCTCTGGTCAAAGAGTTATGCTCTGGGCGCAAGTTCAAAGAAGCACTCCAGAACAAGCGCGAGATTGAAGCGGCTGCTGAAGCAAGGGCTATGAGGGAAGCCAAGTCCACGTTGGGCAAACCAATCGGGGCCATCCCTCAATACGAGTATCTCAACATTGCAAACAAATACGGTTCCGAATGCTGGGACGACCGTTCATTTGTCCGCGACTTTTTCAAGTCCCAGTCACACCTGAGAGCAGGAAACATTTAATATGCAAACCAAGACATACGCTGAATTGTTTGCGCTTATCCAAGCACTTTGCGGAGTAGTGTTTGCGTCTATTGAAACTCCACGAATCAAGGCTTTGATTAACCGCCGCGCATTGAGGGCTTACCGTTCCAGCAACTACTGGACACGGTTCTTGAAGATTGGCGAAGAGCGTGTTGTTGCTAGTTCAGTAATTCCGTATTCGGAGGCTGGGCTTTCCTCGATTGACACGTTCTTGCGTGTTTACAAACAAGCTCCGTATATCTCAACCTCGGTTCAAGAGTATGACATCATGGTCACGTCCAGCGGGGCAACGCTTGTGTGCGGTGACTTGAATCCAACTGAGGCGTTTGTTACTTACAAAGCACAACTTGTTGACACTTACGGTGACACAGGCGCGGAAGTATCCACCATTCCTTCTGAGTGGTATCAATACATGGCTCATGGGACATACTCTGATTACCTACGCGCTGAAGGACAACAAGAGAAGTCTGCGCTTGCCGATCAAGAAGCAGATATGCTGCTTCAGGACGAATTGATCCGACTTGACGAGAACCATACAAGCGGACTAGTTTCCAGCCGCATCTTTACTAACGCGAACATGCAAATGCGCTACTAATGAATTACTCACTTGGAAATATGCTTGGCGATTCGGGCGCAATTAAACGATACCGACCCATGACGCAAATAGCGTTTGTTGGCGATTCCATTACAGATGCTGGATCGACATCATTATTCTCAACAGCTGCTAGGGGGTATTTCCCGTGGGCGCAGGCATTTAATAGGCAAAAGTGGGACATTGTTCCAAAAACATCAGCCAGTAGACTTCAATTTGCTACATCTGGGGCATCAACCGCAACAATTATAACCAATCAAATGTCCGCAGCATTGGCTAGTGGTGCTGATACGATTGTCTGGCACACTGGGCAAAATGACAGGGCAACAGGTGGACTAACTGCATTGCAAGCAGCAAACAACATGCGAGCCGTTTGGGCTACAATCAAAGCCGCGAAGATACGTCCTATTGCTACAACATTGTGTGGGGTAACAACTCCAACAATACAGCAAACGTGGAACGTAGAGTTTAATAGCTACATTAGAACCTATGCCGCGATTGATGGCATTACTCTTTGCGATTGGGCATCTATTTTAAGTCCTAACGGCATTGATGATGGCATACTTGATCCACAATATGCAATTGACTCAATTCACCCCAACTCACTTGGAGCATCTAGGATGGGAAGGGTTTTAGCGGCAACTCTTAACCCGTATGTTGTTCAGTCTAGAGATCCCTTCAATGGATTATTAAATGCAAGTCCAAATCCAAGCATGACTGGTGGACCACCTCCAACATCTTGGTCATTTTCAATTGGAGCATCCAACTCAGTTGGAACTCAAACATACGAGGCTGCAAGCGATCCATCCAAATGGTGGAGAATTCCTCATACTCAAGGTGGTAACAATTTATCGCAGATAATTACATTCGCGGATACAATAAGCGACTACAACAATGTGAGATTTGCTTCGCTTATTGAAGTCCAAGTATTGTCTGGGTCGCTTCAATCTATAAGGACAAATCAATACCTACAAGGTGGAGGCACAACTGCAATTTGTTTAAATCAGGTTGATAGCGCAATATTGGGACCGCAGATTACATCAAGCGATGGAACTGTTGTTTTAAGAACTCCATTCACCACAGGAAACGCAACAACAAGTCTTGCCTATTGTGATGTATTTTTTAGCGGAACCGCCGATTTTAGAATACGCAGATTAGCTACTTGGTATTAAATATTAATTCAACAAAATAACATTATGAAAACTACAGCACTAGGAATCCTTACTATCGTCGCCACATTGTCTAATGTTGGCATTCAGCTACTTAATGGTAGCACACCTGACTTTATTGGCGCATTTGCCGCCGTGACCGCAGGAGTTGGCCTAATCAAAGCTGGGGACGACAAGTGACAGCGGATCAAGGCAGGGACTTCCTGCACGGCGTCGTTGGCACTGCTGCACCCGCTCTGGGGCTTGTTACATCGTTTCAAGAACAACTGGAGTTTGGGATGCGGTTGACCTCGCTTTCTCTGGGAATAATTGTGGGCTTGCTTTCTTTGCTCAAATTGATTAAGAAGTCTTGAACGCAAATACCAACCTATGAAAATCACTGCAACGATTGTAATCCTGATCTCAACTTGTTTCCTTGCTGGTTGCTCCATGAGCATCTTGCCAGACGGGACAAAGACTTTCGCGCTGAATGCGGAAGAGGCTGCACGGGCCATCACGATCCACTCCTCCAAGTAACCTCCTTACTAGCATGGAGCAGCCTCGCACTCCTTCATGCTGGTCCGGGCTTCTTGCCTTAATAGTCCTCACATTGGTGTGGGTTATTTACATTCTAATACGATACTGACATGGGACAACTTGTAGCTATTTGCATCGGTCACTCTCGCAGCGTCAAGGGGCGCATCGAAGGCGGGGCCGTATCCGTTGGAGGAGAGTCTGAGTGGAGCTACAATCGCCAACTAGGTGAGATGATCGTGGACGAGCTTGGAGAACGAGCGATCGACACGGTTGAGATATCCAAATACAACGGGGCGAGCTACGGATCGGCTCAAAGGTGGCTGGCTAAGACGCTCAAGGACTACGGGGCGACTCTTGCTATCGAACTGCATTTCAACTCCGCTGATGACCCCAAGGCGAACGGCCATGAGTGGCTGTATTGGAGCAGCAGCAGTAAAGGAAAGGCGTTGGCTAAAAGCATCCACGATGAGATGTGCTTGGGAGTTGGCGAGATAAAAGCCAGAGGTGCAAAGCCCCGCTTCCAAGGTGATCGTGGTTCTGAGTTCCTATCTGGAACGCACTGCCCAGCGGTCATCTGCGAGGTTGGTTTTGGAAGCAGCCCAAAAGACTGGTCCTTGATAACGAGTAAAAAACTTGACATTGCAAGGGCTATCGCTCACGGAGTCATGGGCTACTTAGACTAACTCAAGAAAACATGGCATTCAAACGATTCCTCTATTGTGCTGATTCTCACGGAGATTTGATTCATAACGAGTCCGCAAAGAAACTTCTGAAGTTTGCTGACGACTTCAAACCGCATTACCGAATCCACGGTGGCGACTTGTGGGACTTCTCTCCGCTGCGTGGCGGGGCTAGCCCAGAGGACAAGGCCGGGGGCATCTCCGAGGACTACAACGCCGGGATTCGATTCTTAGACGAGTATAAACCAAACTTGCTCACGCTAGGGAATCACGATGACCGCATCTGGCAGATTGCACGGGACAACAACAACGGAGTCCTTCGTGAGCATTGCGCGGATCTTGTAAAGGCTACGGAGATTGAGTTCAAACGCCGCAAGATCACTTGGGTTCCATACGTCATTGGCAAATACCTAAAGCTGCCGGAAGGTGGCCCCAAGTTCATTCACGGTTTCCGTTCGTCGAACGTGAGTCCCGCCAAGTTGCATCATGCTGACTGGGGGAGTTGCATTCACGGCCATGTTCACAAGCCGGATACTTACGTTGCTACCCATGCAGATGGCGGGCTGTCAATGTCCTCGGGGTGTATCGGTGACATCGAGAAGATGCACTACGCAGACCGCTACTCCTCAAAGATGGGCTGGCGGCAAGGATTTATCTACGGCATGATTAACGACAAGACTGGCGCATGGCACGCATGGCACGTCATCAAAGAGGGCGATGATTGGATCTCACCAATGGGAATCTTATGAAAAACACAAAAACGGAAAAAGCACTGACCGGGATTGAATGGGCGATTGCTCAAACTGTTGGCGAGCCTCGTCACGCTGATGAGTTCACCTGTGCTGAATTCATGAAGGCTGGTGGAGGCGATTCAAGGGCTGCTGCATCCTCCAGACTAAATAGGATGACTAACGAGGGGATGCTGACAAAAAGGCCATTTAGCATGGACGGAAGCAGCTACACCTTGTATCGGAAGGCAGAGTGAAGGCCCGTTAACTCAGTTCGG